AACTCTTGCATAGTGCCCGAAAGCTGAAAGATTACAATTCATACCTAGGTAAAAATGCTCGTGTTGCCGAAGGCAACACAAGGAAAACATCCTAATATGAAATCTTCAGCTCAAGCACTAGGCTTTACAACTCAACCGAAATTGAGACCATGGTGACTGTACCACTCATGGTTTTATTCTTTACACAATAATACATCTATACAGGTGTTGGCTCTGCCGTTGAAAAATCAAGCGTAGGGCAACACAAAAAATGCAAACATGTAAAATCTGGACCTGCTGACACTTCAGATTGAAGAGAAGAAGCCAACGATGTGTTGGGGTCGACAGCAGCAACTCGCTTTAGCAACATTTGAAGCACTACCGTCTGCACATCAGTACCATCCGTAGATGAACCAGCTGTGTAGATGGTAGGATCAACCAAAGAAAAGTTAAAATTATTATAATCAGGGAAATTGAACATCAAGGAACCACACGTACGTGTGGCAGTGATACCCATGCCAGCCAAACCATCACGATAATAGTAGTTACGATTCAAGTAACTTGCTTTAAGTGATGTAGTTGGAGCATACCCCGTATTAGCAACAACATTGATATATCGCTGTGCAGTAGGTGCAGCATTAGGATCAGTCGCGCGGACTGCCCTAAAGTCATCTAGAGCGCCATATAAATCAGTTGAAGGTGTTACAATATAATTAACGCTTCCACGATAACCCAAAAACATTCCACTAACATATGCAATATGAGGCATAGTGTTAAAAATGAATGGGTTGTTGCCAGCGGCTGCTACTACGTTATTTGCAGAAGTTGCCGTCCAGGCTGGATCATAACCAGGTGTGTAAGGCATACGCTTGTATGCCTTACGCACGATGTTAAAAAATCCTGCTGTTGCTGAGGGCATTGGTGTTGTTTCGAAAACATGTGCACGATGCAACAAGTTTCGAAGCGAACCAACACACTCGCCAAAGTTGAGACCGTATCGTTCCGGTAATGTCATTGATTGATTACCAATGACAATTTTATCCGGTGTGATGTTGGTCACATCATTAGCTTGGAGTGCAAAAAAGCTAGGGACAAAATTGGAATTATCAGGTCCAATATGCCCACTAGGATTTGCGTACTCAAAGTTATCACCACCTCTCACATAAAAGAGGAGATTAATAGTGCTAGTGGCTGGAGCTGTCAAAGCATTCAAAACACGAACCGTAATAGTCCCATTGTCAATACCAGGTCGTGGCGCAAGCGCGTTACCTGGAGTCCAATTGTCCTGAATGGTTTGATCATGTTTCAACCAACCAAGATCCTGATGGTATGGAATGGTAAATTCCACATCATCACGCTCACCAATATCCAGAATCTCAGTATAAACTGTATTCTCACCTGGATCGGAAGCACTGATATCGTTCCTAGGATCGTAAGAAATCTTCAAACGACCCTTATGAAACTTGGTACAAACGACCTTAACACGGATTTTAATATCACCACGCCAATGTTTAAACATGGCACCCACATATGAAATGGGAGTATGATATACTCGCTTGCCCACGGGAGCTGCCAATGTATTATTCACATCGACCTGCTGCCAAAGACTAGGCGAAATACGTGTGTTAAAAATCTGTGTACCAATTACATCAGAAGTAGACCACGAAGTAGATCCATAAAAACTTTCCTTATTACGGAGATAAGACAATGCTAACTCATCTGCTGATCCAATACCATGAGGTGAAGGATCAATAGAGAGTTCTTGCTTAGGATCTAATGTCAATTTTTGGATTGGTGTTCCAATATGGGCAGAAGCCAACATAGGAGCATTCATAGGATGCAGAGGCGATACATCTGTAATAACAGGCACATTTGTGTACCCGAACAGCGTAGCAATCTTCGAAAGAGCACCTGCACCTATTTCAGTAGCTCGTGCAAACCTTCCAATAACTGGCACATTCGTTAGCATACTAGCAACAGATGAAATGGCAGAAGCCGGTTGTGAAACTGGTCCAACACCATATTCATCATTTGCTTGCAATGATAACTTTGAGGTTGAGGCCATCAATTCGACATCAGTCATCCATGCATAAGTCCTTACTGTAACAGAGCTAGTACCACCAGCCACAGCCACTGCAAGTGTTTTATACACGAGATGATTAATAGTACCCATATTCTGAACTTCCGAAGCGCTCGTAATATCCAACCAATTTTTGTGAAGGAAAAAACGACAAACGAGTTCACCACCCGAATTAGCTTGCGGATACACGTAGAATCCCGGTTGTTGGGAATACGGGGTAAGAAGTGGAATCGATGAAGTTGGATTTGTTCTGATCTTGTCCGAAACAAATCCGAGGAGAGGTGAGTAGCACAATCGGAGCGCACCATACTGGAATGGTGATGCATTAATAACCACTTTAATGTGCAAATTCCCGCGCAAAAAGGCGTAATTATCAATTTTCTTCCGTATGGCAGTATTACTAAGAAATAAATACCACGGTTGGAAAGTTTTAAGAACACCAATTGAATCGGTAGTTGCCCAAGTAGTGGTATCTATCAACGTAGGACGCGCCAAGAAGCTACCCAGCCCCAAATCGTCAGTGTTATCGACGCGTGCGACGGTATTGTCAGACACAGGCATGTCCACATACTCGCCACCCGCATTATCGATAAAATCGACGGTCTGGGATTGCTCCACGTTTGCTTCAACCGCTGAAGCAACGACCAAATTGTCGACCTCTTCGACAGGTTCAGCCTGGAGCGTGAAAAGTGAATAGTTCATACTGTCCACATGGCCATTCATAACCATTGTGTCCAGAGAAGTACTTTTAGTGACTTCTACAACGTATTTTTCATTTTCATTTTTATAATTTTTCTGTAACCATTATTATTAAAATATATAGATTGGCTAAAACCTATATAAGTTAGGAAGATGATGAAGCTTCCTTGAAACGTTCCTTTAATTGTTCCCAACTTGGAAGCGTTCCACTTGTTTCGTAAAACTTATACGGTTCCTCATCAAGGATTTGCCGGAAAAACTTATGGTGTTTTTCAAACACTTTTTTCCCATAGAAAAAGTACTCACTATTGGCACTGCTAATAACAGCAACCATTTGTGCATACTTGTCTATGGTTTTAGAGGGAACCCACATTGTCAATGATTTGACAATAGATTCCTCATCCAGAGGACAAAGCCAATCTCCCACATCCACATCAAAACGCCATTCCCGCTTAAGGAATGAACATTCATCAATGTGAATATAAGGCACTGACTCAGACGTCTTATCGGCCATAGTGTAAACTACACCAATATCCGCCAATGACTTCTGGATTGTTGTGTGATTAAACCAATCACGATCCTGCGAAATACCCATGATGTTATCATCACCATAGGTCATCAAATGTACATACTTTTTAAAGTCAGTGCATTTGTGAGCAGGATTGAGCACAGTATATGCATATCGCATGTATAAACTATTGACTAGTGAATTTACTATAACAGTCAATGGATGACCCGATGGGTTTGTTCCAAAAAACTCTAATAAATCACCGTTCATGTTTACTACAGGGAATGCCGTGTCTTCTCCAATGCACATAATCTCACGAATTTCTTCTTCCGAGAAACCCGCGGCTCTGTACACGTTGCAAATGACTTGAAAAGCTGCCAAGATGAAATCTGAAATCATCTTCTTATCAAACTTTTCATAATCACCTGCAACACATCTGTCTTCACCAAAGTGTGTCAAATACTTCCGTATTTGCTCCCACTCGGCAGACTGACACACTGTACCAGGTCCTGCTTCAAAAGCAAACTTATTCTTTTGCAGGAGACGTACAAAACTCAGTAAACGCGAACGCACCACGATACTCCAATCGACTGGAGCACCCGTGAACACACGCGTCTTCTTTGCTTTGCACTTTGCTAACGAGGTAGCTTCGTCTTTAAGATGCCCAGTAAAAACTGGATACGCACGACGACCTTCCTTATAGCACTTTTCGATGTGGTCGACTCTTTCCCACACTTCGGGACCAAAATCAACACCTTCTGGGTACTTCTCACATGGTGAATGTGAAAGGAAACCCTTCTTCGAACTGCACCAAGGGAAGCCCATAGATGTGTTTCTATTGATTTTATCAATAAAAACAACGCCAGGCAACCCATTGACACTAGCTCTGCGGGAAAGAGTAACTAACTCCTTCTCCCACCCTCGTGGTAGTTCAGATAAAATGTCATTTGAAAAAGATTGTACGCAATGCTGCAATACATCTTTATCATAATTGACATATGGCTGAACCATTTGCTCCACGTTCTTACGCCAAGGTTCCCAGCCATCCATAGCTGGCTTACCGTGGCGTACTTCCGTACCATAATAGTTCAAAAACTTCTCTGACAAAGGTGTCGAACACACATGGCTCTTAGGTTTAGGTCGAAACCCAGCAAAAGAACCATAAACGTTCGCTGTACCTTCCTCAAGATAACGCATTAAACTACGATGGTGCGGTTGTGTTAAAATGTTTTTCTTATCTTCAAGATCTAGTAAGGGCTCACCCCCACCATGAACTTCAACGACATTATATCGTATACGGCTCTGGCTAATGAGTGCTTCGATACTATCTCTTGTAATAGCTGTGTAACCACATTGATTTTGGTATCCCAACATATGGATACCAATGATCACACAACCTCGTGGAGTCTTAGCAATTGCTATTGATCCACAATCTCCTTTAGCAGGTTGTTCATTGGCATGACCTATATACACAGGCATAACCACCGACAATTCCTCCACCGGGAAATTTTCGACAAGATTAACATTAAACACATGTCTTTTTTGCACGTGTCCAGTTCTATCACGGCGCAAGCTCAAGACCGAAGTCCTATAGACCTGCGATTCACTCCAGAATTTTGTGATATCCTTAAATGGTGGTAAAGATGTTACCTCTACCACACAGATATCACGCGACGCATCTCTGAAAACTGAAGTTTGTCCAACAACAACTTTCAAATTTGCATTCAATCCTTTCACAGAACTTGACTGAATCACCTCTATTTCATAATGATCACAACCCATTCGCAGAACATGATTGTTCAGCAAACAATAGTGACCACGCAAAAATAGCGCACTAGATTCAATGGTATATTCTTTACCACCAAACCCCTTGACTCTAACAAAAACACAATTACGCTCAAACATAGTACGTAAAGTGTCATCATCAAGATCAACAAGGGATTGTGATGGTACAGGCAAATCGAATTTCGTCAATTCAATAGTGTCATTATACCACACGTTTTGTTTCTCCTCTTTCTGGAGCTGTCCTTCAACTGTACCAAAAGAATTACCTTGCGGTTTAAAATTCTCTGGTTTTTCAGTTGTCTTCTCCTCCTTCTGTTCAGTTTGTTCTTCATCCTTCGATGATGAACGAAACTTCACATACAGAGCAAGTGCTGCAGATAATGCCGCAAGGAAAACCAATACGACTTTCCATCTGCGATTGACATTAATATTACCATTAACCTGCCCCAATAACGCAAGTTGCGTATTCTGGGGATGATATGGTAACAAATAGTCAATGAACACCCGTCGGCAAAGACGGAACTTTGCCAGATACATCTGTATGCCCACAAACCATTGGAAACACACTATAGAGGTAAACATGTACTGCATCAGGCGTACAAGAAACCTGTAATAGTGCACGTCAAGTTTCCAATAAATCGTGCCTGCAATTGACATTCACAAAACTTTGTGTTAGTCAAACACAGAGGACACACTGCGATGTCGCGCATTTCACGATCACAAGCCATACTCTTTTCTTGAGTGCGCAAGTGTTCAAGTGAAGCACGCCCAAAATCCTTCAAAAATTCCTTGGTATTATCAAATACACGCACGTCTTCCAGTTTAGCATGATCTCTACGATCATCCTCCTCAACTGGAACGACTTTATGTAAAGTAATAATCCAATAATCTGGGAAGTCACCATCGATAGGCGTCAAACGTGACGGATCGATAAATTTCCCATTGGCATGAAGATATTCTGGTTTAGGTTTCACCGTCACAACATAGGGCAACCTACGTCGCACAGCAATAGGACACCAAAAATACTCGGCCGCATTAAGATCTTTTGCATTTGTAGTTGCAATGACCATGCGAGCCATAACAGGTGTCTTTCCTTTGTCTTCAAGTGCTGCTTGAGCTGGTACATATGGAACGTTATTCACCACATTAAGCATCTCCATCAGGGTCGGATCAGGTTCCGACGTCTTATTGGGATGCAAAAAGGCAATATCGTCCATTTGAATGCACCACTTACTGGAATCAAAATTACTCCAGTACTCATCAGCAGGATTTCGCACATAACGATAGTGCTCATCCTTGTCAAGACCATGTAAACTACCATAGTAGTAATACAACATCTTGGCAAAAGAAGATTTTGCTACACTGGATGATCCATATACGAGTACTCCGAAGGGCGACTGTCGCTCCTTCTGTGATGCACGTCGTGTGATCTCAGTGTTCTTGAGAAGTTGTAATGAATACAACTTTTTCTTCATCAAAGAAGATTCTGTTCCGGAAGTTTCCACTGTATACTTAGTATACGCCACGCCTTTTTCAATTGAATCAGACAAATCTGATACAAATGCAAAGTACGTGGTTCCGTGAGCTTCCAAATTAGAAACAAAAGGTGCCAAAGCTAAAATGCGATTGGCCTCTTGAATCCATTTGGAATATTCCGAAGAGGAGTGATAGAAGACAGAAATCTCACCACAATTCTTATATTCGTGAAGTTTCTCACAAATAAAGAGTGTTGTGTCGAGAATACACAACCACATATCCTTTTTTGAGGAATATGTGGCGTATAGTGCCTTCTGTTCGAGTCTCGTATAATCAAGATCATTGATTTCGAAACCGAACCTTTCCAAAAAGCCATGTACTAGCAAATAACTGTACATGCTCACAATCTTTTTGAAAAGTGGTGTGTTGTCAGCTTCTTGAACACCAGTTAATCCACGTCGCAAAAGTGCTAATAGATCACCAATGTCATCTCCAGCTTGCAAATTAGAAGCAAATCTTCGCATGAAATAAGTGAACAAATCACTATACATGGAACGACCCACAAATAACTTGTAAGCCATCTGAATCAAGGCTTCAAAGTCACTCAAACTTTCACATTTCTTGAACCAATAGGCTACAAGAAACACGTTATCAATCTGAGAAGCGATCCATTGTACATAAGCTTGGTATTTCCGAGAAACAACATACTGGTGCACAAACTGTCTCACGAACTTCATTAAAACTTCGTCGAGACCGCCTTCTGACCCTTGCAACTGGAATTTGTGATATGTGAGATCTTTCGATTTCAACATATACTCTTCCAAGAGCACATTGTAAGAAACTGTGTGTGTGAAGGATGGTAATTCGCTACCACCCTGTCCTAGATGAACTACAAAATCCAGAATGTCTCCATCATGGATGTTGTAATCGACCAACAAAATTTCACTTCTACTTAAAGGTTTCCCCTTATAGAAGAATGTGAAATGACAACGGCTAAAGATATAATCTTTTGACATTGTCAATGTTGGTTTGGCATTCTTATAAAAACGCTCCTTAGCGAATGCATAAAGATCACTCGAATGTGAAACTTTATCTAAAGAGACAAGTTGCCCACCATCAAGTCTAATCTTGATGGAGAGCTTATTTGATTGAGCAGTCTTAACGTCGGACTCAATCTTGCGTGATCGGAAAATGTTAGTGAATCGGTAAATCATGTTAGTTGTCTCTGAGCTTTAAAAGGTGTATTATTTCTCCCAACCAAGGGATATCCATATTTATCGGTTCGGATTCCTATCTCTTGACTTTTACATGAGAGGTAACTCATATAATAAATTATTGCATCATAACGATAAGGCAAAAGCCGAGGGTTCATCACTACTGCATACGGCAGTAGCTGCTTATGTCTATGAATATGTGAACAGGATACCTTGCAGTGATATCATAGAACATATCCTCATCATTATAAACCAGTCTTACGACTATTTCAATAATCTAATATATAAATGTTTTCTATCCCTACAATGGGATAAAGACTAAAATATAACAGTCAACAATGACTGCAGAAACTCTTATTTTTATTTTGTTTTTATTTTTATATTGTTTATTTTTGAAATTTTACAATGTTTAAGGTTTCATTGTTTAAAAGAACAAATAAAAAGGGGGATAAACAGATAACGCTCTGTTCAAAACGGATCTTTGAAGAGTGGCAAAAATTTGGCAATAAAATACGAGGTCTTCCTCGCTTCTACATACGAAAGGTCTTCCTGGTACTACTAGAGCCCTATAGTTATTCGCATGAGTCCGTTTAGTTACGTATTTATTTGAATGACGATAGAATTGTCGGAAGGTCTTCCTGGTGGTCTAAACTCCTATAGTTATCCTAGATTCTATTGAGGTCAAACCAATTTAGACACTGCCACAGCGTCCTGAGAGCATAAGCTCTCTAGCAACATAAGTATACATATTTCTGATCAAGAAAT